GAGGTAGCTTTTCCAATAGGTTTAGAATGGTTATGAAAAGCTAAAACTATAGGGTTTTTTGAATAATTAGTCAATCCACCCTTAGTCCATGCTTCTGATATAATTACATCCCCTTGTCTATCTTTTATAGTAGTATTGGCGTACCCTATAATTTCTAATGGTTGTACACCATCAGAAGAATTTTTGTTTATAGTAAAAGGGATCGATATTTCAAGTACTTTATCCACATTTATCCTTATGGTTTAGGATTCGGAGGTCTGCCGCCTTGTGAGGGATCAACTGCCGATCCTGCTATATTCTTTGGTTCTCTAATTTCATCCATTTTCGGATCGTCCATTTTTTCCCAACGCAGTTCAACACGAGCTTCATTAGGAGTAAGAATTCCACCATTTACTAATGATGTATAAAAATTAGCCGCTTCGGACATTTGAGGTTGAAGGGCAGAAATTTTTTCCGTTTCCGCTTCTAAATCATACCCATAAAAACGTTCTAAACAAGAAGTAACTGCACGAACCAAAGGTACTACGGTTTCTAAATAAAATAACTTTAAATTAGGAGCTATGTTAGCATTATTTCCACCATCTAATAAAATAGGAGGAACACCTAAAGCCTTTAAAATTGCTTTTTCTTTATTAGCAATAGAGTTTTCAAAATCCAATTCTGAAAAATTTGTATCTGATAATTTACTTACTAACAAACCACCATCTAAAATCATAGGTCGTCTTCCACCATTGTTTGGATTATATCTAGCTACCCAAGTATTAAGCATACGTTGTTTAGCAGCTTCACCCAAAACATTTTCACTAGTTAAAACAAGGCCAGGAACTGCACCGTTAATGAAAAAGTTTTGTTGAAAGTTAATCATTTTAGATAGAGTCTTTATACTATTTTCAGCGGAAGACAGTCTTGTAGTGCCTCTATAAATAGTTTCACTAGAATTGTCTTTTACATGAATTACTTTATTAGGAGGCAATATTTCAACTGATGAAGCATATTTAAATCCAGAAACATATACAGTTTTATCGGGTAAAACTTGTACACTTGTTGCCGGAAGGTGATAATGTTCACCAGTATCCGCATAAATAAAAGCATTGCCCTCTAAAACAAGATCCTGATATATAAGACGTCTAAATGAATTAATATCTTGAAATGGATTAGGGGCATGGTTTAGCAATAATTCTAAACCCTTAAGTCGAGTACCTACAACGACAGGCGTAAAACCTTTCAGTTGTTCCGTCACAGTTATATCAAAAGACGCGGCTGCATTGACTATCATATCAACGCCTCGTCTAACAATATCTAGATCCCTGTAGGCCGTATTATAGAATACTGACTTAGAACTTGAGTTTACACTACTACCTGCTTCATCTGCGATTATTGGCTGTACTGGATTTAGTTTCTCAATCAGCCATTCCTTCAAATTCATATATTCTTCCTAATTTTTTAGCCTGGGTATTAATCCAACATTTTTGTTTATCAACAGTTGTTAATGCTGGAGTTATTCCATAAACTTGATGAAGCTTCGCGTGATGAGTTTTACATAGTGTAACGGTTTCATCAAACATTTCTTTAGTATGCTCTGCACTAAATTGGTCTCTTATTGCAAGTACATCGTCATCTGTAGTGACTGAAATCTTATTTGTTTTCAGCCATTTTTCAAACAACAATGTTATACTATAAAAATGATGAAATTGAAGCTCACTATATGTTCCACACAAAGCACATTCTGACCCTTTATTGTACTTACGTTTATTAAGGTCTCTGATCCATTTTACTGGTAGTCTTTTATTCATATTTAGTAAAAATTTTACACCTGTATATATTATAACAAAATAGTTATAATGTTGTCAATCTTAAATTTTACATCCTAAATTTTTAATAAAAAAATGCGTATCCTTTCAAGGGGATACGCATAAAGTTTAAGTCCTTTATTTTTATTGGTTATTCAGACTTAATAATATTACCAGAATTTATAAGTTACACCAAGAGCTAATTTGTTAACATCATACGATCCATAACCTAAATCGTATCTGCCTTCAATAGCAAAGTTTTTACTTAGATTTACTCCAACACCAAATACAGCCGCATTAACTACAGAACCATTAGAAGCATTAAAGCCTTCACCATAGTTATAAGCTAATAAACCATAAAAGTGGTCAACTTTAAATACTAAACCCGGCTCTACTTGATAAGACCAATAACTGTTATTTTGAGACACAAAATTACCAGAATTTGCAGCTATTCCGCCTCTAAAATATGGAGCTATTGCAAAAGTTTCTTTTTCAAAACCATTATTAATCCAAACTGTACCACCAATACTATATGATCCAAAATTTGCATTTAAATCATTATTTTTAACAAATCCAGCATTTACGTCAACATTAAATCTTACAGGTTGATCAAATACTTTTACACTATCTCCAATTGGAATAGTGTTGGTTATTTGAACGCCCTGCCAGTCGTGAGAATTTGCTGTGTCAAGAGTGACCCAAGACATATTCAACGAAGGCGAATTACCAACTCTATTAAATTGAGCGTTTGCCGTCCCTACTACTAGAGCTAATGCTAGTACTACAATATTTAATAATTTCAAAATTTAATCTCCTAAAAAATACCTGATGCTACACCATGTGAATAGATAGCATATCTTAATGCATCTGCCATATGAATGAATTGATCGTGTACTGGTCTTTCTTGTTGCAATAGAGGTCTATCATCCCAGCGAAATTGATCTAACATGGCTAATGTATGTGTACACTTTTCATCTACAACTAACAAATCACGTTCAACAATGTTTTGTACAAAAGCAATTCCATCATTAACTGACTTCTTTGCTCCAATTGTGGGAATATCGTATTCATACGCCCAGTCGAACCTAGTCTGTGCAGCGGCCGAATCAACATAAATAGTATCAAATTCATACTTAGTCATTCGTTCTTTGATGGCCACAGCGTGATCTGATGTTTTTGCTTCACTATTTAAATATTCATCTAATACATAATAGTGACCAGTTTTCTCATCAAATCCTATTACTGAAAAAGCGGTAGGATCTTTAAATCCTATGTCAACTCCAGCAAATCTGTCTAGCTTACTCCAATCCATGTAAGATAAATCTTCTACGCATTTATCATTATTGAATTTGTAAATTTGTCCTTCAAATACGTTAAAATCTGCTTCAAATTCTTGTTTAAACTTAGCTGCGGATATTGACTTTCTAGCGGTTTCAATATCTTGTGCATTAGCTCGATCATTTTCTAAATAATCAGCTTGAATAGATATCCATCTAGGATTATCTGCGCTATATCCTCTGTAATAAAATTCTGCAAACCAGTTTTTCTTACCTCGAGGTGTACTGATAAATAAGCATTTACTATTTGGTCTGTCTAGGGTGGGCAGCAGTTGAGTTTCAAATGCGTCTTTGCCACCTTCCGCTACGGCTGCTTCATCAAAAATTATAAAGTTATAAGAGCGTCCAATTGAGCTGTCAACTTGATTAATAGACCCCAACCTAATAGTTGAGGTGTTTTTCATTGTTATTATACGATCTTTTAAATTAGCTCGTTCTGATTCAATGCCGCTGTATCTCATTAGTTCTTCTTGTAAGTCGTATGAAATCCCGCTTAGGGTATAGTTTGGTGACATTACTAAAATGTTTACACCAGCTATCATACTTACAAGATGTGCAATAACATTAGCAATATATGTTTTACCTAATCTTCTTGATACAGCAGCAGTTACAAATTTATAATTAGAATTATTTAAAGCATTAACTATAGCGACTTGAGGTCGTGACATTGTCATTTCACGACCTTCAAAATACTTTGCAACACTTAATTTTATAAAACGTTTTTCAAGTGGGTAATATTGTAATTCATCTCCAGTAATGTCTGGTCTACTTATTCTTAACATTTACCTTAACCGTTATATACCTTACCGTTTATTAATTGAGCCCTACATTTAGTACAATACATTTTTTCAGTTCCAATTGTACATATGAAATCATGTTTAGTGCATGGAATTGTGTTAGTACCGCGTAAAGGATAATTTTCTGCTTTATCAAGTCTATAAATTTTATAATCATATAATTCAATATTATTCATTTGCTATAACTTTTACATTTGCTATAACTTTTACATTTGCTATAACTTTTACATTTGCTATAACTTTTACAATATTATTCATTTGCTATAACTTTTATTAAATTGTTTACTACTATACAATCTAATTCTTCTAAATCATGACTTATTAATTTAAAATTAATTACACCATTAGGTGTTACATGAGCTTCGGCCTTAAATTTAACATTTCCAACTATAAAGTTAGATTTAATATAATCTTCTAGTGTATTCATACGCCCAATTCTGAAGCTTCTTTTGCTGTTAGTTCATTGACATTTATTTCTAGGCGTTTTTTATCTAGCCAACAATTATTTATTTTAAATTCTGAAATCAATCTTTTAACCTCCGACATAGACTGCATTCTGGCGAATCTAACTGATGAGTACCATATACAATTTTCCCCTATTTCGCCCCATCGCCAGTCGATTCCTATTTTAGGAATTAGTATAATACAAGGAACCCCCATCGCTCCACATAAATGTGCAATAGAAGTATCAACAGTTACTACTATATCTAATGAATTTATTACATTTACAGTGGTGACCCAGTTATTAAGTTTAGGTTGTTTTATTAAATCAATATTTCCAATTTTACCGTCTTTTTGTAATGAAATTAATGAGCCATATTCTGCTAACCATAAAAAATCTTTCATCATTCTACTTCTATTTGCGTCATTTGCATGATCAGGGTTACCTTTCCATACAATGCCAATACTAAAATTATTATTATTTTTATTTTTAACCGCACAATGATCTATATATGCCGAATCAGTTATTGGAAAATACTTTGCTAATGACATCATAGGAATCCAATATTTATCATTATTGAATTCTGTAGTGTTTGTTACGAAATATTCTTTTTTAATTAAAAAATGTAAATCTGTTGGAATATGTAGTACTACTTTATCTGGAGGAAAACAATATGCATATCTAATAAATTGTATTATATCTCCTACACCTTGTTCACATAAAATCCATAATTTTTCACCCTCACCTAATTTTTCACCAGTCCATAATTTACCTTCATGATGTGCTATCTTTACAGGTGAACTTTTTTCAAATCTAGCATCAAAATAATTCATTGCTTTTTGAAAGTTTTCTATAGGTGGATTTTTACCTAATTCTAATTCTGTAAAATATTTTAGATTTAACGCTAAGGCCATGTTCCATTTGGCGTCACCATAATCAGGTCTTAACGCTAAAGCTTTTTCGTATAATTTAATGGCTTCTGGTATATCTCTAAAGTCATATAACATTAACCCTAAATTGTTATAATTTAGGGAAAATGAGGGATAGTCTCTTATTGAATCTCGTATTATTGATTGAGCTTTATTATGATTGCCAAGAAATTTATAACAAGTTGCTAAATTTAAACGTGTTTCTTTTGTATCTTTTAATTTTAAAGATTTAGCTAGTAATTCTAATCCTTTTTCATATTTTTTATCTTGTAAATAAAATGTTCCTAAATTGTATATAGCTTCCGGATTATCTGCATTTGCTCTTATTAGATTTCCGGTTATCTTTGGAATTCGTTTCGTTTCTCCAGTTGCTGGATCTACGTATGTGCTGCGTTGTGTTGTAAATTTAGCCATTATGTTTCAAATTTGAGATTTAGGGTCTATGTCATTAAGATCTAATAGTTTTTTAGTAAAGTCTTCGTAGGGGTTATAGGCAGGATTATTAATTTGAATGTTTGTTTGACGTTTAGGTCCACGAGCTTCTTCTAATTTTATAGTTAGTTCCATTTCATCTTTTCTTATTTTAGCAACTAAAGCTAGTATATCTAAAATATCTTTTGAGGAGCTAATATCTGCTTCTGCCATTTCTGCTAATTTTTTATCAATTATGCTATCGAGCAAAGTTCCTAGTTTAAGTCTGTTTCTATAACCAGTGTTCATAAATACTTCTGTTATATATTTTTGAACTACTGGTTTATTTATATACTCTGTTACTTTATACAATTCTATATTTAATTGTTTTGCTGTCGCATTAACATCCATTGTTTCTAGATAAGTATTTGCTATTTCTGCATCTTCGGGTGGTAGTGGAGTATATTCTGGATTTATTGGTAAATTCATAGTCATGCTTATATTATACTATGAAATAGGTAAGTTGTCAAGTATAAAATTTTATAGTTATCAGTTATTGTTATTGTTATTAAATTTGAGTTATCGTTATTGTTATTGTTATCAAATTTGAGTTATCGTTATTGTTATTGTTATTGTTATCAAATTTGAGTTATCGTTATTGTTATTGTTATTGTTATCAAATTTGAGATTTAGGGTAAGACTATGATTTTATACTTGACACCATAATTACTTTTGTGGGTATACATATCGGCCGCGAAATTGGGTGTAATAGAAAATGCACTTACAATGTCAAATATCCCCCCCTCCCCTCATTATACCATATATAAATATGTTAAGCAATAAAAAAATACATTACATTTATTCAACTGATCGGGATATAATCTCTTTACTGGATGACGCATGAAATTTAAACAAAACATTGTTGAAAAAATAAAGCGCATCTGGTACTCGATGTTCCCTGTTGTTAAACGTAAAAGGAAGCACATCATGAGCAAGACTGTAAAGGCTGTAAAGGTTGTGAATTATACTCCTGAAATGACAAAGGAGATCGTCGCAACGTATTCGCAAAATCCGACAAAGGAAACTGTCGAATCGCTTGCGGTTCAATTCGGCAAGACTACGCGAAGCATTGTCGCCAAACTGTCGCGTGAACACGTGTACCAGAAAGCGGAATACGTGACAAAGACTGGCAATAAGCCTGAGACCAAAGAAGCAAAGGTAGAAAAAATCGCCAAGATGATCGGCGTATCCGCCGAAAGACTTGGTGGCCTTGAAGCTTCAACAAAGGTCGCGCTAGATCTGATTTTCGCCGCTATCCTAAAGCAATCGCTTACGGAAGCAGACGTGGAAGATAATGCCGAAACCGAAGGTAACGCCGAGACGGCGTAACCGTAGGCGCGAGCCGGAGCGCGTAGACTTCGGCATTAGCAAGGGAAACCTTGGCAGCAATAGGCTAACAATGCTCGCTATGAGAACAAATGCTAACGCGAAAGGTTAACCATGCGTGAAGCGCGAGAAAAGGCGCAATAAAAATATAAAATCGCGGCGAGAAAACGCCACAGAAAAATAATCGGGTTGCATAAATCCAATCTTGCGGGTAGCGTAAAAAGGCGTATTGCAGAATACGCCTTTTCCTTTGCCCACAAATGCAAATAATTCTCATTCACATTGACGTTAACGTAAACGTAAGCAACTCCTATATAAGACTTGATCTGGCACAAGCATTGCCCACGAATGAGCAGAAAAAATAAAAAACCCTTAATAATCAAGGGCTTAGGCGCCGCGGAGCGTACGCTAAAAATTTTTGCTGTCAATGACCGTTCGTCGGCTCGTTAACTCGTTGATTATAAAGGGCTTTCTTATTGTGGCACAATAATTGACTATATTCAACTCTAATTTTCTAGCAAATATCATGCCATAAATTCAACCGTTCATCGGTTCATTATCAGCCGACGAACGGTATATATATTATCAGATCATTCCACTATAATTAGCACATCAACAAAGCAAGGGAAAAAAGACAAGAGCCGAAAAGATCAGATACTAGGTTATGCTAAACCAGAAACAGAGCCCTCCCCTTAAAAATATGCGTGATAGGGCAGCGACAGAAACCTAACCTAGAACCAGAAACGCCCTCGACTCTTTTCCTTTTTCCCATAAGCCTCTACTGGCGCTTGTAACTTCACAAGCTAGAATTAAACTGACAGAGGCTTAACAATATTATGAACGTAACGATTGTGATAGCAACTCTGCTCATCGAAATTGCTTTATTTGCTGTTTTACTTGCAAGGGGTTTTAAATGAAAAATAACTTAAAGCTTTCCGCAATAAATGTGTGGCGAATTGCACAAGGGCTTGAACCGCTTAAATCAAGCGGCAAAACTGCTAAGGCTAAGGCCAATGGCTCCCATGCCGCACAAATGGGAAATGCCGCCGCCCGCGCGCAATTCTGCCGTGATCTAAAAGCAAATCGTCAAAATTGCAAAAAGAGATAAAAATGAAACATCAATTGAGAATGGATGCCCATGTGCTTGGAATGTTACTGCGAAATGTTCCGGGAATGGGTGTACCAAATCTAACTCTTCAAAAAAACATAAATAAAATAATTCAAACAATTTTAACGCGGTATAATGCACACGATGCATTAGGTTGTTTGCTGATGTTGAAAATGCAATTAAAAAATGACAGATAAAACGGAATGGGTTTCGTGTTTTTTTGGTATCATCGGCGCGTTTACTGTCGCAAGCAATACAGCATTTTCGGGTTATGGATATTTTCCTTTTCTTGTGGGTGCCGTAGGATACTGTTACGTTTCTGTCTGTAAAAAAGATGTTCCACTTTTTCTGTTAAATCTGACCTTTGCAGTTGCTAACACTTTGGGAATAATTCGGTGGATCATTTTATAATCTCAATTTTGCTCTGCGTAGTTTTCTCAATTTTCATTTGCGTGTACCAATTTGTTCATACTGCTTTTAACTTAAAGGAAAAAAATCATGCGTAAAATATGCCTTGATGCACAAAAACTTGCTGATGCAAAACTTTTCTTTGAGATAGACATTAATGGCAATATTAATATCACCGATGAGAGCAAACCGATTGACCTTTTTAATTGCGATGCAATTAAAATGCTTTGCGATATGTTTGGGTATCGTCGTGCGGAAGAAATGATAACGGATGCAGATCAACGTATTTCAATGGAAATTTTTGCGCGTAAAATTTCCAACACGGTACAGCGTAACACGGTATAATTAGCACTTAGGATTTCACCAGATAACCTAATTAAAAAAATCTGGTAAGGTTGCTACCCTTGCGACAGCCCTTGCGAGCAGGCGGCATAAAATGTAGGGCAGGATGGCATCCTGCCCTTTCCTTAACTACGAATGCGAATGATTCTCATTCAATTGGCACAGCATTTTCCCATCACTTCACAAAAAACAGAAAAAACCCTTAATAATCAAAGACTTAGGCGCCG